TAGTATTTGGGAGTTTGAAAATACTGCTACTGTTAGTGATACATATCCTGACTCTGCTGACGGTGCAAATGTAACTATTTCAGGTGGAATAAGAACATTTACTTTTGCAGATGGCAATGTACAAGAAATTTATATTAGATGTAGAAAAGCAGGAGAAACAACTGAACGTGGTGAGTTATCAAAAACTTACTATGACGCACAATAAAGGAATATAAATATTAGGCAATGTCAGAAAATAAAAAACTGATTGACACAATTTTGTCATCAAAGACTAAAGGCGACTTGGGAGAGTTATTTAAAAACGCAATTGCTAAGAAAATAGCAGAAGCAAAAGAAGAAAAAAAGAAAGAGATTGTAGGAAAAACTTACAATCAAAAAAAGGAAAAGTAGAGATGAAACTTATTAGAGAAGAAGTCAATGATGTTCAGTACATCAAAGAAGAAAAAGACGGTCAAAAAGAATATAAGATCCGTGGTATCTTTCTACAATCTGATATGAAAAATAAAAACGGAAGAGTATATCCGTATGAAACTTTGATGAGAGAGGTTGCTAGATACAATAAAGAATTTATTAACAAAAACCGAGCATTTGGTGAGTTAGGACATCCTGACGGACCAACTGTTAATCTGGAAAGAGTTTCACATATGGTGAAAAAACTGTATCCAGAAGGTAAAAACTTCATTGGAGAGGCAAAAATTTTAGACACTCCAATGGGTAAAATAACAAAAAATTTGATGGATGAAGGTGCAACATTAGGTGTGTCTTCACGTGGTATGGGTACATTAATGCAAAGAGATGGTATCAACTATGTCAAATCAGACTATTATTTAGCAACTGCTGCTGATATAGTCGCAGACCCATCTGCTCCAGACGCTTTCGTTGAAGGTATTATGGAAAACAAAGAGTGGGTATGGAACAATGGTATTTTCAAAGAAGTAGAATTAACAGAATGGCAAAAGGAAATTAGACGTACAAAACGTGCTGAATTAGCAGAAAAGAAGGCGCAAGCGTTCAAAAAATTCCTTGGAAATCTGTAAGTTTAAAGACTTAATTTGTATAAATATTATTAAATTGTAATTTTGCAAAATTAAAATTAAAGGGAGAATCCTATGGCGAACAAGTTTTACAAAGTAGAAGCGATGAGTGAGCAACCAGACTTACCTAAAAAGAATGCTGTTGCTGGCGAACCTTCTCACTTAGCAAATGCTGGATCCGTTACTGATATGGGTGCTGCTGTAGTTAGTCCGACTGATGGTAAGAAGGACGCTGCTGCTGGTATCAATAAAGTTTCTGATGCTGTAAATGCTAAAGCCGCTGATGGTCATCAAACAAAATCTGATACCGAAGCGGGAGTAACTAAAGTTTCCACTCCTGGTCAAACTCTAAATGCTAATAACGAAATGCCTGGCGATGAGGACGATAAAGAAGAAATCAAAGCCGCTTACGAGCAAGACGAAAAATCTGATGATGAAAAGTCTAAGGAAGAAGTGAAAGAGCAAGAAGGTGACGAGGAAGAGAAAAAAGATAAAGATGCTGAGTCTATGAAAGAAGAAGACGAGGAAGATTCTGAAGCTAAGAAAAAAGAAGATGATGCTGACGTTAAAGAAGCAGTTGCTGCTTTATTAGGTAACGAAGCAGAATTGTCTGAAGAATTTAAAGACAAAGCAAAAACAGTATTCGAAACAGCATATAAAGCAAAAGTTAAGAAAGAGTCTGATCATATGAAAAAAGATATGGAAGACAAACTTTCTAAAGAAAAAGAAGCGGTAAAAGAAGAACTAACTCAAAAAGTTGATTCATATCTTTCTTACGTTGTAGAAGAATGGATGAAAGAAAACGAATTAGCAATTGAGAGAGGTCTTAAAGGAGAAATCGCTGAAGACTTTATATCTGGTTTGAAAAAACTTTTCGAAGATCATTATATTGACGTGCCAAACGAAAAATATGATGTGCTCGAAGATCAAGCAAGAAAAATAGAAGACTTGAACAGTAAATTAAACGAAGAGATTGAAAAAAACGTAGAACTCAACAGTAAAATTGGTGAGTTTGCGAAAAACGATATTTTCGAAGACGTTGCAAGTGATTTAGCAGAAACTGCTAAAGAAAAGTTTTCTAAACTTGCCGAAAATATTGACTATAAGACTGCTGACGATTACAGAAAGAAATTAGAAACTGTTAAAGAATCTTACTTTCCAAAAACTGTATCTGAAGGCAATGAGATAGACAATGTGGCGGCTGGCGAGGAACCAAAAGACCTTACCAATGCTATGGCTGCATACTCCGCCGCTATCACAAAGACTAAAAGTAAAAACTATTAATAATTTGAATTAAGGGAGAAAAACATATGTTCTTATCTGAAACAGTAGAAAAAAAATGGCAGCCAATTCTTGAGCATCCTGATTTACCAAAAATCAAAGATTCTTACAGAAGAGCTGTTACATCAGTTGTTTTAGAAAACCAAGAGAAAGCAATTAAAGAGGATAACGCCTTTTTAAGTGAAGCAGGTTCACCTGTATCACCGTCTTCATCTACTGGTGCTTCTATAAACAATTGGGATCCAATCTTAATCTCATTAGTACGAAGAGCAATGCCAAATCTTATCGCATACGATATTTGTGGCGTGCAACCAATGACTGGTCCAACTGGTCTGATCTTCGCTATGAGATCACGTTACCAATCACAAGCTGGTACTGAAGCGTTATTTGACGAAGCAGATTCAGACTTCTCTGGCAGAAATGCTGCAGGATCGTCTGTTGATGGTTTCTCAACAAGTGCTCAGGCTGGTACTAACCCAAGTGTATTAAATGACACACCTGCTGGCGCTTACACAAGCGGTACAGCAATGACTACTGCTGCGGCAGAAGCATTAGGTGGAAGAACTGAAGATCAATTCGCTGAAATGGCATTTTCAATTGAGAAATCAACTGTAACTGCTAAAAGCAGAGCATTGAAAGCAGAATACACTATGGAACTTGCACAAGACTTAAAAGCAATCCACGGTTTAGACGCAGAAACAGAATTAGCAAATATTCTATCTGCTGAAATCCTTGCTGAAATCAATAGAGAAGTAGTAAGAACTATTTACGTTAATGCTGAAAAAGGCGCTGGCGTGAATACAACTGCTGCAGGTATCTTTGATTTAGACACAGACTCAAACGGCAGATGGTCAGTTGAGAGATTCAAAGGTCTTATGTTCCAAGTTGAAAGAGACTCAAACGTAATTGCACAAAGAACAAGAAGAGGAAAAGGTAATATTATTATCGCTTCTTCAGACGTTGCTAGTGCTTTACAAATGGCAGGCGTATTAGACTATGCACCAGCATTAAATAATAATTTAAATGTTGATGACACAGGTAATACTTTTGCTGGAGTATTAAACGGCAGATACAAAGTGTATATTGATCCATATTCAGCAAATAATGCTGCTTCTCAATACTTTGTAGTAGGTTATAAAGGTACATCACCTTACGATAGTGGTTTATTCTACTGTCCATATATTCCTCTACAAATGGTTAGAGCAGTTGGTCAGGACACTTTCCAACCTAAAATCGGTTTCAAAACGAGATATGGCTTAGTTGCTAATCCGTTTGCTGAAGCAGGTTCAGGCGATGCAGCAGTTCAAACTGGTGCTGGTACTGCTAACTCTAACAGATATTACAGAAGAGTAAAAGTATCTAACTTAATGTAATCATTAAGATTTACTTTCACTTTAAGTAATTAATGTGATAGCGATTTCAAAGGGGTGGGAGTTAATTCTCTCACCCCTTTTTTTTATATGAAAAAAATACTAATTCAATATCTTTACATATTCATCATCACTTTGTTAATGTTACTGGTTTTTACGTGGGTAAATGCCTGTGAGAAAGAACAAATAGATGAAACCCTACCTATATGTGAAGAACTACAAGTATCTACTGAAGAAAAACCTTGTAAAAAAGATGATGTAAGTATAAGTGTAATAAGTGATGCTTTAGAGAAATTAGGTGAGTCAGGAACACTTCCAAAGTAAGTATAAATACTATTATGACAACTATAAACTCATTTAGCAGACAAACTACTAAACTAGACTACTTGTCACCTACACAGTTTAGATTTCAAATTCTTAAACTGCCAAAGGT